TGATAAGTTTGATGATAGTGAAAGACAAAAATTATTTAAAAAAATGTTTGGTTATTTTAATGATGGTATATATCAAATGATGACAAATAAATTCAAAAAATTATTTGAATCTGATATTCATACTTTTCCATGGGATAATACAAAACCAAAACCAAAAGATAAAAAATTATTTGATAAGAAAAAAAGAGATTTAATAAAAGGTTGGATAGAAGAAGGTTGGTTAGAAAAAGGTGATAAAAAAGATAAAGTTATAAAATTAAAGTTAATGAAATTATATTCTAAAGCTTTTAAACAAATGCCAGGTTCACCAAACCAAGAAAAGATAAAAAAAGAAATTGAAAAATTAAGAAATCAATTAAGTGAAGCATTTACTATACCGATAGAAATTGGTGATACTGTAATGATGGGTAAATTTAAAAATAAAAAAGTTGTTGTTAAATCTATTGATATAAATGATAAGGGTGATTTAGTTATAAATGGTAAATCGGCTTCTAAATTTAGAATGGTTAAAAAACCTAATGTTTTTGATGAAAATACCATTAAAGATTTTTTAGTAACAATTGATATGGAAAAAATCATAAAAGAAGCCACCAGTGCTGATTTAAGTGGAATACAAGCAGTCGATTCAGGACCAAATGTATTTATGGGTGGTATGGGTGGATACACAGGAAGAAATAAAGAAACTGCAGCTAAATTGGGTTATAATGTTATTAATTTTATTTTGAATACAGATAATCCAATATTATCTAAAACAGATACAGAATTTGATGGAACGAGAAATCCTGTATCATTTTTTCCAGCTGGTCATGCTGCACATTCAACTGCTTCTAACAACGAAGATTTAGTTGGAACAAAAGCTTATTCTAAATGGTCTAAAGTAATAAAGAATATAGCAACAAATGTTGGATTTCAATTAATTAACTTTTTAGAACCTAAAACAAAAGATATAGCTGTTAAAGATTCACAAACTATTATGAAACAACAACAAGAAGAAGAACCGCCACAATCAAAACCAAAAGATTCATCAGATGGAAGTGGTAAAATAAAAGAAACATTTTCAGTAGATTGGTGGAAAGAGAATTTATTATTAGAAGGTGGTGCTTACGGACATATGGCACATCCATTTGATGACAAAGATTTAACTTTTGGTGACTTAAAAAAAATAATAGAGTTAGGTTTAGGTGGTCAGCTAAGTAGAGAAGACAATGTTACAGAAAAACTTGATGGACAGAACATTATGATAAGTTGGAAAGATGGAAAACTTATCGCAGCTAGAAATAAAGGACATATTAAGAATGGTGGTAAAACTGCATTAACTAAAAAAGGTATTGCTTCGAAATTTGAAGGTAGAGGAAATATAGCAAATGCATTTAATTTTGCTATGAATGATTTAGAGAAGGCGATAGGTTCATTATCAGAAAAACAAAGAACAAAAATATTCAATAATGGATATAATTTTATGAATATGGAAGTAATGTGGCCAGCATCAGCGAATGTAATTGATTATGATGTAGCTAATTTAGTATTTCACGGAGCTCTAATATATGATGACAAAGGAAATGTAAAAGGTGAAGTAAAGGGAAGTGCTAGAATGTTAGCTGGAATGATACAACAAGTTAATCAACACATTCAAAAAAAATATTCAATAGGAAAACCACAATTTTTGACAGTTCCAAAACATCAAGACTTTGGTAAAATGAAAGGAGTATTTTCAGGTAGATTGAATAAATTACAATCAGAATTTGGATTAAAAGAATCAGACACTTTAGCATTATATCATCAAAAATGGTGGGAAAAATTTATAACGAATGAATCAAAAAGTAAAATAACACAAGTAACATTAGAAGGATTAGTTAAAAGATGGGCGTTTTTTGATAAATCATATACAATACCTATGATAAGAAAAGATTTAGAAGGATATCCAAAATTTTTAGAATGGGTATTAAAATTCGATAGTAAAGATCATTCGGCTCAAGTTAAAAAGAATATGAAACCATTTGAAACATTATTTTTTGAAGTTGGTGCCGAAATATTAAAAAATGTACAAGGATTTATAGCTGCTAATCCAGATAAAGCAGTTCAAGGTATTAATAAAAAATTGACTGCAGCAATATCTGATGTAAGAAAAGGTGGTGATTTAAAAAAATTAAATAAATTAAAAGCACAATTAGAAAAATTAGATGCTATAGGTGGAACAAAAGCAATTGTACCAAGTGAAGGAATTGTCTTTAAATACAAAGGAAAAACATATAAATTTACAGGAGCTTTTGCTCCAGTAAATCAAATTACTGGTTTAGTTTCTTTTTAAACTATTTATATATGAACAGAATTATTAATAATAGAGGTAAAAATGGGTAAAAATTTACAAAGAGTAAGTGATATGTTAGATGGATCTTACAAAGGAAAGATACAGGTTGGATATTCTAAAACTGATGTAAAAAGAGAAGTAGGTGATGTGTGGGAAGATTCAGATGGAGTGAAATGGGAACAAATGGAAGGGTATCGTTCAAAAGTTTCTAATACACCAGCTGTTGGATTGTTTCGACACAAATGTAAAGATTGTGACAGTGGTTTAACTAAATCTTATGATATTGATACTTGTAAAAGATATGATAGATGTTATGGTTGTCAAACAACTTGGGAATTAGATTTACAACATTTAAAAAAGAATAAAATAGGTGAAAATGGTAATAAATGGCAATTTTGGGTTAGATTACAAGAATTACAAAGATGGGTGTCTGGTAGAAAAGAATTGGAACAATGGATAGATGAACAAGATAAAATAAAAAATGAAAAAGTTTACGATATGTCAGTTGCAAATGCAATGGCAAATAGTAATGTAGATACTGAAATGAAAATACATAAAAAGTTAACACAATAGGAGAAGTTAAATGGATTGGATTATAGCAAATTGGGAATGGGTAATGTTAGGATTTTATACTTTAGAAAAAATCGTAAAATTATCACCAAGTAAAAAAGACGATATCATTTTTGATACTGTATTAAAACCAATATGGGATAAATTACCATTTGGTAAGTAATATGTTCAGCAAAATCAAAAAATATGTAATTGGATTTTTTGTGTTATGTGGAGGTATTCTCTTTGCTTTCTTGAGTGGTAAAAGTGCCGGAAGAAAGCAAGAGAAACTTGGTACTTTGAAAAAAAGAATCAAAGATACAGATAAGTCTATCAAGTCCACAGAAAAATATAAAAAAGCAGTTAAAAAAACTCTAAAAAGTAAAAAAGATGCTTTAAAAGAAATAGAAAAACAAAAAAAAGCGTTTGGTGTAAAAAAATCAGGTGGTGAAGAAGCAGCTGATTTTTTAAAGAAATACGCTAAGAAGAAAAAATAATGTCTTTTCAGGTAGGTGATAGAGTTAGAGATATAAGGTCTACATGACCAAGATATGGTCAAACAGGTACAGTTGTATCTACTCAAGGAAATAATGTAACTTGGAAAAGTGATGTAGATGGTATGATGGTCACAGATCCTAATAGGGATATGGAGAAAATAATGAATAGGAAAAAAGGTAGAAAATTAAGAAGAGGTCGTAATGTACAAAGTGGTGGTATGATATATGGTCCTACTCATGAAGCAGGTGGAATACCTATGAGAATTAATACTACTGGTGAAGTGTTGGAAGTTGAAGGTAGAGAATATCTTATAAACGCGAAAGCTGCTCAAGCATTAGGTTTAGATTTTTTAGATAAATTGAATGCAACTGCAAATGACTATTGGCCATCAATACAAGGTTTCAATCAGGGAGAATTAACACATTTAGGAAGCAATTACAGAAATGGTGGACAAATTGGGAGAAATAATATGAGAAGAAGAAAAATGGCAGGTGGAACCTTTACACGAGGTACTACACCATATAAACATAATTTACACAATTATCATACACATGGTAGAACACCATATGGACATGGTGGTAGAATGGGTTCAAGAAATAATTGTGGACCTGGAATGCATTGGATGCCACCATCAAATGGTAGAGCTGGATATTGTATGCAAGGTTCTACACATCCAAATGGTGGATATTCGAGAGGTGTAATGAGACAAGGTCAAGAAGGTGCAAAAGTACCTCTACCAGGTCCAGAGCCTATGTATGGTACTCGAAGAAGAAGTAGACATGGGTTTTCTATTGGTGAAGTTAGGACTTACAATCATGGTGGAAGTGTTGCACCAACTTATTCACCTTGTTCAGGTTTAGATGGAAGTGGAAGGAATTGTACTCACTAATGAATAAAATATTATCAATATTATTAATATTTTCTTTTATCTCTTCTCAAGAGCCTTGTGATGGACAATGTTTGTCTAATGATGTTGTTGAACAAATAAGGATAGATATTTTAACATTAGAGAATGATAAAGAATCTGATGAAAAAATCATCAAAAACTTAAATGAACAGATATATATGTATATACAGAATGATAGTTTAAATACTTCATTAATAAATGATTATAAAAAACAATTGGAAATGTCACAAGAAATGATTGATTTAGTAAAACCAAAATGGTATGATAATAAATACCTATGGTTCTTTGGTGGAATGATAATAACATCAGGAGCTGTTTATTTAGCGGGGCAGATTGATTAATGAGTGATATTAAAAAAGCTATAAAAAGAGAATATTTAAAATGTGCTGAAAATCCTGTACATTTTATGAAAAAATACTGCACGATACAACATCCCAAAAAAGGTAAAATAAAATTTGATTTATACGATTTTCAAGAAAATATGTTAACAGAATTTAAAGAAAATCGTTATAATATAATTCTCAAATCTCGTCAATTAGGTATATCAACACTATCAGCTGGATATTCATTATGGACAATGTTATTTCACGCTGATAAAAATGTTCTTGTTATTGCAAAAGACAAAGATACAGCTAAAAACCTTGTTACAAAGGTAAGAGTGATGTATGGTGGATTACCTCAATGGTTAAAAACAAAAGTTGATGAAGATAACAAGTTATCATTAAGACTTGGTAATGGTTCACAGATAAAAGCTGTAGCTGCAACATCAGAAGCTGGTCGTTCTGAAGCACTATCTCTTCTTGTAGTCGATGAGGCTGCATTTATTGAAAATATAGACTCAATATGGACTGCTGCACAACAAACACTAGCAACTGGTGGTGATTGTATTGCTCTTTCAACACCAAATGGTGTGGGTAATTGGTTTCATAGACAATGGATGGGTGCGGAAGATGGAACAAATGAATTTAATACAATAAAACTTCATTGGAGTGATCATCCAGATAGAGATGAAGTTTGGAGAAAAGAACAAGACAAAGTTTTAGGTCCTTCACAAGCTGCACAAGAATGTGATGCTGACTTCCTTACTTCTGGACAATCTGTAGTAGATCCACAAATTTTACAATGGTATAAAGAAACAATGGTTAAAGAACCTATTGAAAAAATAGGTATAGATAGAAATTTATGGATATGGGAACAACCTGATTATACAAAAGATTATATGGTTGTTGCTGATGTGGCTCGTGGAGATGGTACTGACTATTCAGCGTGTCAAGTATTTGAAGTTGAAGATTTAAAACAAGTTGCTGAATATAAAGGACAATTAGGAACTACAGATTATGGTAATTTCCTCATAGAGTTAGCCACAAAGTTTAATGATGCATTATTGGTAGTTGAAAACAACAATATTGGTTGGGCAACACTTCAAACTATAATAGATAGAAATTATAAAAACTTATTTTATATGTCTAAGGATTTACAAGTAGTCGATGTTGAACATAAGATGACTACAAACAAGTATAGAACGCA